AAGCCGCCGTCCGAGTCAATCAAGATGGATTGACCTGACCCCGGGTTTTTCCCAACACGAATCAACATGTCCCGCGTCGAGTGAAGATCGAACGACAGTCCGTGTTGATCCATGGCTGAGGTCGCTGGCGTCACGTTCGGGTTAATCGGAAGCGGTGTGCCAAGAGCGTTGTATGCCGCCGTATTGTAGGGCGACATGTTCAAGGTCGGTGCGCCTGCGGTTGTCAGGTCATGTCCTGAACTATGTGTGAAAGCATATTTGCTGTCCCCACCGCCGTAGTTCGGACGCCCCACAGTGTGGGAGTCAATTCGATCCGAATCTCCGACGCCATACGCTTGAACGCCCGGGCCATCTTTGTAACCGTTGACGAGGTGCCGACGCAGGGCTGCTGGGTTACGAGCACCGAGGCGAATGACTGCCGCCCCATCAAGTGCCGCCTGAAGGGAAATACTCTCGGCCCCCGTCTTGTTGTAACCTGCGGTATTAACGCCCGAATCTCCCGCAACCTTCAACCCAAGATGGCTGGAGTCCCAATACTGTAGAAGGCGGTCTGCTGGGGCATCAGCTTTGCTGCGAATCTGTGTTTGCACACTACGGCGAGCATTGGGCAATCCCTGATCGTCCGCTCCGAGACGCACAACAACCTGCCCCAACGCCTGTAAATCAATGGCTTCTTCTTCGTCGCGATTCTTACCGATGACCGCCTTGACGCTACCAACGAAGTGAGCTTCTAACGAACGGCCTGCACCATGCGGGTGCTCGTAGTCGCCGCCGAACTGATTGTTTTCCTTCGGAAGCGTAGAACCAATTTCCATGCTCGTGAATCCCTCTTTGGTCACATCGAGGCGAGTCGTGTTGTACTCATGCGGGAATCGGATTGCGAGAGCCGACGCCGCTAGTCGGGCTTCCGCGTGGTTGGGCGAATCCTTAACCGACAAGTAGCTTGAATCCACATCCGCACCAAAACGGCCCTGCGCTGTGTACGGGAACAAAGCGGGCTTGAGCACGTGCCCATAGGTCCCCTTGTCGAAACGGTTGTAACCGACGAGCGTACCTGCGACCTTTTCTACGATGAACGCTCGGCGTTGCGGCGTAGCACCTTCATTCAGGGTGGGACCGACAGGTGTCGCGGTGGTGTCATACGGATGGTCAATGCCCTGCTGAATGAGATACGTCTGGTTGTCCGCCAGAACATTCGGGATAACGGATGTTGCGGCGGTGGTAGCGGGCGTTGTAGCTCCCGTTACTGGCAGCGCACCGATAGACGTGCGAGTCCACGGAGACTGTGTGGTTCCGAGAAGTTGGTCAAATAGATCGGTCTGGAGAAGCTCGGCTGGCAGCGGGTAGTCGAGGGCAAACTCCTGCGTCAGTTCCGTGTTCTCGACGAATGGGATTACATCGGGCTTACCCGACATGTAACGGTCGGTCGGTTGCGATCCCGGTGCGAGATAGTACACGTACTGGTAGCTCCCGTCAGGCAGAACGGCGGGCGTTATGTTGCTCGCATTCGGACGATTCACCGTGCCACGGAAAGAAAGACCTGCGTCAGAATATCCGACGTGGCGTCCCGTGATTTGGGTCCACTGCCGACGTTCTGGATCGAGACGATCTCGGCTGAAGTCGTATCCAGCGCGGTCCCACCCCGTGTCAATCTTTTCCGTGTAGCCACCTGTGTAGGATGCGGTTTTCTGTCCCGGGTACGCCTTTCTGTAGGTGCCACGCAGACGGTCGGACTTTCCTTGAATCACGGAGCCCGAAACGGGACGAGTGGCGATGGCGTCCAGAGCTTTTGTGGCGTGGCTGGTGATCCAGCTTACGATACAAACTTCACTGAACCCCTGCGAGTACACCGTGTGACACGCCACGCACGTTGAGAACTGCTCGGGCATGTGGATAACGGTAGCTTCGACAGAGGAGTGTTCGCTGGGGAAGAGACTGACTTCTTTGTACGTCGTCTGGTCACGGATGTCTTCGATGGTCAGGACCATGCGTTCTTGGTCAACCGAAAGCACTCGACCGATGAAAAGCTCATACGCCATTTGTGCGCGGCCACGGTTCAACGGGCCGGGGGCGTAGAGACTCGAATTGTCCTGAACGTACCTCATTACTTAATCCCCTGCTGGTTCGCGGTCGGGTACAAATCCTTTGGTCGCGACGAAGGGCTGGATGTAAGCCCTATATTTTCAGTCGGGTCGGGCGTTTGGCTGTCCGCCAGTGCTTCTTGCGTGGCCTGTGTCGGCGCAATAGACCCACTTACTAATACGGCAATTGCCTGTTGTTGGGTGGTGACCGTGTTCTGAAGCTTCTGGATAGTCGAGTTGGTATCGGGCTGGGCGGTCGTCACCAACTGCGAATCGGATGGGCTGGTTTGTCCTGAGTACGAAAGGACAATGATGGTAGCATCGGGCGTCACTGCCGTTTGATTCATTGCCGTTTGCAACTGAGTGACTGTATCGCCCTTACCCGTGGGCGTAGCCAACCCTGAGGCGAGAAGAGCCTGCACCTGATTGCTCGGAACATAAGCATCTGATGCGGGTTGCGATGACGGCGGAATGATGTACCCATCTTGAGTGAATTCCTTGAATGCTTGACGCAGCGTGATGTACCGACCCCACGGAAACGGTGCGACAACCTCGTAACCCTTGCTATCCGTAAAGGGTATTGTACGGCGGATGTCGTGATAGTACCCCGAGTCCACGATTCGCTGCTTTACAAACACGCCGCCGCCGTTCGGCGAACCATATTTACCTTGCACACCCTGAGCCGCCAGAGCCGCAGCCCCGGGAAGTTGAAAGCCCGCAGTACCGCCGTTATCGGGCATAATGTACGGACCATAGGTGTCGTTCTGGATACGGAAGCAGGCTGCCGCGCTGTCCGATTCCGTTCCCCATGAGCTTCCTATGCTGGTCTGTCGAAGCTTGAGTAGAACCTGTTCTTGCGTGGTTGGTGCCTGATCTGGCGTCGTCGGAAGAGAGGCTGGTGTGCCTACGATGTTCGCGGGGGAATTCGGTGTCGCCTGCACAAGGCAGGCGTTTGACGAGTTCGTGCTCAGCGCATTAAACGGGTTCGATGAAGATGAACCAAACGTGAGTTGGCTTCCCTGAGGGTACGTGGATGTCGATGTGGTGCTGGGTGCCTGCCCCGAAGTCGGCGGAAGAGGAGCACTCGTCCACTGGAAGACCAAGTTGGGCTGGCTTGCAAAGACGGTTATTGGAGCACCCTTGGAATTCGTGCTTTGAGTCGGGATCAGGGGCCTGCGACGGAGTGTGTCGAGAGTCACCGACATGGTTGCCGCTCCCCCCTGACTATACTGAAGCTGGATCGATTTGATGTATCCGTACATGTCGCGATGCGGGATGAAGCACGGGAACCCGAGCTTGAGTTCTGGACGCATCGGAATGGTGAACGAATATGTGCGGTATCCTCGGTTAGAACGAACCGTTTCCGCCGCCGCATACGCAAACAAGCCGTATTTATCACCATCGCGGAACCACCCGACCGACCGCGTAGGCTCTTCACGAAGCCCGAACTTCTGTAGTTTCGGGATATCAATGTATTCCACGGTCTCAAGGAAATCAGTGTTCCCGCCGAACTGAAATCCGGGCTCATAGTTGCCTATTACCGTCATTCGAGTTGTGCGGATTGCCGCCTGATCCTCGGTCTCCTGTTCGTTGATGATTTCCGACAGGTAGATGACGAACGGATTATTCGAAGCGTTGATTTCCGTTATGGGGTTTCCTGTATTGATGCCCTGACTGGGGTTGGCGACCGTCCCCGAAGGTGGAGGCGTAGAGCCCCCGCTGCCGCTGCTTGCGGACGGAGAAGTGCCTGTCGCGGTCCCGATATCCGTCACATCCAAATTGTACAGCGGTGGTTTGAAAATGATCTTACCATCGACATCCTGATACCCCTCGTACAGGAGGGTGTGAAGGACCTGACGAACCTCATCGAGACGGTTGATGATCTTGCTGTTCAAAAGTTGAATCGACGCTATCTCCATGTCGGGGAGGTACTGCCGAATGGCGGGGTACTGAGCATTGCTGCCGCTTCCCCCGATAGGCGGTGCCAATGAGAAGTGCGAGAGTTGAGCGGCTTCGTTGTCTGTTGGATATCTGTCATCGCTGGCAGCCCGCTTATTCTGGTCCTGTGTGCCGCTGACGGTTGAGGTGTTGGTCAAAGACAATGGGTTGCTCTC